CAACAAGAGTTACTGTTTCCCAGTCACGATCGGGGGGCCAAGCTGTCAGTGCTAGAAGAAGCCTAAATCTTTTATTCTCTGAATGGTCCAACCGTGGTTGGAACTACTGGACAGTTGCCTACAAAACAGTAACTCTTGTTGCCAACCAGTCTACTTATACTCTTGATGCTGGCCTTGTTGACATTATAGATGTTGTTTACCGGAATGTTTCCGGGTCAACTTCCACAGATCAAGTTATGAACCGGGTTGCAATCTCTGAATACAATCAGATACCAAACAAAACTGATTCTGGTGTTCCTTCCCAGTACATGATAGATCGTCAGTACACACCAACGATGACCGTTTGGCAGGTTCCTGACAATGCAACAGATTCCATACGTTATTATGGTGTTTTCCAGCCAGAGGATGTCAGTGCATCAAATCAGGATGCTGATGTTCCGTATCGATGGACAGATGCATTGTGCGCTGGTCTTGCTTCGAAGCTGGCTGTTAAATTTGCGCCAGAGCGTGCTGCAGATCTTTTTACTCTTTATGAGCGTGCTTTCCAATTTGCTTCTGATGAAGAAGGCTCGAATGTTCATCTACGCATTAAGCCAACAGGGATGAATCTTTACTGATGGCTGTTTATGCAAAAGGACGAAAATCTCTTGCGATAAGTGATCGCAGCGGATTCCGTGTGCCTTATCAAAATTTAAGAACAGAGTGGAATGGTCTGCGAGTTTCACCAGATGACTATGATCCTAAGCACCCACAGCTCACGCCACCTAAAAATATTACAGACGCAACTGCTCTCTATGATCCAAGACCAGACAATGATCCAGAGAACATTTCGTTCTATGTAAACTATAACTGGTTTGGTTTCCAAAATGTTCCTTTGTCTGCTGATGGCTTCTCCCAACCATCAATGGACTCGAGAGATTATGAGCAGCCAAATCGTTTAAATGCAAAAGGCTCTGTTGGGTTCGTAACAATTGAAACACCAGTTGAAGTGAGTGTCTCTTCTGTTCACAATCAAGGTGTTGCTGGTACTGTTTCTATTGAAACATCAATAACTGAGACAGGTGTCGCTGGAACTGGTGCTATCGGAACCGAAACTTTTGAATCATCAATAACTGAGACAGGTGTCGCTGGAACTGGTGCACTTGGTGTGTTTGGCGAAACAGACGGTCCAAATCTGACGCTTAGCATAACAGAAACGAGTGTTGTTGGCACTGGTGCCATAGGAACTATATCTCTTGATGTCGACAATCCAACTTGGGGCAGCGGTACTTGGGGCCAGCATGCGTGGGGTCAATAAATGAATTACAGCGCACTCGTAACACAGATCAAAAATTTCTTAGAAGATGACTCAACGGAGTTCTCTGATTCTATTGATGCGATCATAGATCAAGCTGAAGAAATGATTTTTCAGCGTTTACCCAACCTGCCAGCTTTCCGCCAGAGTGCAACTGGGACATTAGCTGATGGAACAGCATCTTACACAATATCAAATGCACGGATTGTCCGGAATGTTGGTGTGACTGTTTCGAGCAATGTCACTTATCTTGATCACCGAGTTGATTCCTATCTAAGAGACTATTGGCCAAATGCAAGCACAACTGGGCAACCTATAATGTATAGCACAGATTCTGCATCAGCCTCTGGCACAACGATAACTCTTGCTCCAACGCCAAACTCAAATTATTCTTACGAAGTTGAGTTCGCAGCACCAGCGACAGGCCTTTCCTCCGGGAATACGACCTCTTGGCTTGGGACAAACGCAGAAAATGTTCTTCTTAGTGCCTGTCTCTATGAAGCTAGTGCTTTCCTTAAAGCACCAGAAACAGTAACTTTATACAAATCACAGTTTGATGAAGCAGTGCAGCTTATGCAACAGGAAATGCTGCGTGATTATGCTTCTGAATACAATGGAGGTATATGATGGCCATAAGTCAAGCGATGTGCACATCTTTTAAAGCTGAAATCTTAGATGAGCAGCACGATCTTGCAGCAGACACGATAAAAATCGCTCTTTACACAAGCAGCGCAAGTCTTGGAGCTGGAACGACTGCTTATTCAACAAGCAACGAAGTCTCTGGTTCCGGCTACACAGCTGGTGGTGTTGCTCTTAGCAGCACAACAGTTGCAACTTCTGGCACGACTGCTTATTTTGATGCAGCAGACCCCAGCTGGACTTCTGCGAGTTTCACTGCCAACGGTGCATTGATTTATAACGACACAAATGCTGACAAAGCGATTGCTGTTCTTGCTTTTGGTGGTGATTTCACTGTTGCTGGCGGTACTTTTAAAATCGTTTTTCCAGCGGCAGGGACAAATGCGATTATAAGGATCGACTGATATGGCTAGTTCATACACAACAAACTTTTCCATCGAGAAGATGGCGACTGGCGATCAGTCAGGAACTTGGGGCACAACCACAAATCACAACTTTGACATCCTCGATCGAATCGCTTCATATAAATCTGTTGCTATAACAACAAATGCAGACACGCACACTTTAACTGTGCGAGAGGCATCCCCCGGCTCCGGGACAGAGAATCTGCAAGATGGAATGTATCGTGTAATTAAATTTACAGGAGCATTGGATTCTAATTGCACAGTTACAATTGCTCCAAATTCAGCATCAGCACTTTTCATTTTTATTAATGCAACCACTGACTCTGGCTCAAGTGGTCCATATTCTCTTATATTTACGCAAGGCTCTGGAGCCAACGTAACAGTTGTGAATGGCAAATCAGCTGTTGTTTATGCTGATGGTGCTGGATCTGGTGCTGCTGTTATCAATGCTCTGGACAAGCCTCTATTTGGCACAATTTCAGCAACCGCTGACACCGCAGCTGGTGATTCAGCATCTATGGGTTATACTGCTTCTGAAGGTCTGATCCTAACCGGGCAAGGTAGCACGAATGACGTTACCATCAAGAATGACGCAGACGCTGACGTTATCACGATTGCGACAGGTGGTACTAGCGTTGACATCGTAGGAGATGTAACAGCTGCCACCGTACAGGCTGATGGTGACACTTCCGCTGGCGACAACGCTGCGATGGGTTACACAGCTGCTGAAGGTCTAATCCTTACCGGGCAGGGCAGCACCAATGATATCACAATCAAGAACGATGCTGACGCTGATGTAATCACGATTGCCACCGGGGCAACCAACGTCGATATTGTTGGTAGTGTAACAGCTGCTACAGTGAACGCTGATGGAGACACCTCTTCTGGTGATAATGCAGCTATGGGTTACACAGCTGCGGAGGGCTTGATCCTAACGGGCCAAGGCTCGACCAACGACGTCACAATCAAGAATGATGCTGATGCGGATGTTCTTGAGATTCCGACAGGTACCACGAATGTGACAGTCGCTGGGCAGTTCAATGGTGGCACGATCATTCTTGCGGAGACTGACACTGACACGTCAAACACAGGCAGTGTGACGATTGACTTCTCGGCTCATCAGAACTTTGTGCTTACCCTTACGGGTAACGTGACTTTGGCTAATCCAAGCACGGAATCAGTAGGCCAAGCTGGAGTGTTCGTGTTCATCCAAGATGGAACGGGTTCGAGAACTCTCAGCCTTGGGACAGATTACGAAAGTCCCGCTGGAGGCGGCATTACACTTAGCACCGCAGCAAGTGCGGTTGATGTAGTTCCCTACTTCGTCAAGGCTTCCGGCAGTATCCAGCTAGGCGCACCGCAGTTGGCGTTCAGCTAATGACAATGTTTGGCTCACAATGGCTGGCTAACGCTGGTGGTGCTGGCTACGAGATAGATCAGTCTATTCGTTTTAATAACGATGATAGCCCAACTATGTCACGTAGCTTTGGCACTCCTACAGATCGTAATAAGTTTACATATGCTTTTTGGGTAAAATCAACTAGTCAAGCAAATGGCTATGCTTTAGGAATTAACGTAACAGGTGGTGTTACCTTTGCCGGGATGGTTTTTAATGGCGGCAATATGGCATTTTATGATTATACCAGCGGCTCTGCAAGTATTGATGTTCGTTCAACTTTTACCTCTGATGTAGGAAAGTTTCAAGATTATTCCGCTTGGTATCATGCTGTGTTTGCTTATGATTCTGACCAAGGTACAGATACAAACAGAATAAAATTTTATATAAATGGAGTGCAATTTCCTGTTGCATCTTTGGTTGGTCCGTCAGGTGGTTCTGTAGTTTGGCCGAGTTCAGGATTTGATTCTAAATTTAATGCTTCTGGAACTACCCATACAATATCCGATAATACTAA